TTTTTTTTGCTTGATAAATATTGGTATGGAAATGCATTCATTCAAAACATATCTAAATGAACAAGCGGAACTTGGTCTAACTGTGTTTGACCTTGATGAAACCTTGTTCCACACAAAGGCTAAGATTAAAGTAATGAATGGTGGTAAGGTAGTCCACACATTAGATAACCAACAGTATAATCATTATAAGTTGAAGGCTGGTGAATCTTTTGATTATGGTGAGTTTAGAAGTGCTGAAGTATTTGAAAAGACATCCACACCAGTAGCTAAGATGATAGGTAAAGCAAAGGCAATTATTAATAATGCATTTGCTAAGGGCTCTAAAGTTATTATATCAACAGCTAGAGCAGACTTTGATAATAAAGAAATTTTCTTGAGAGCACTAGATGCCCATGGCATAGATACAAGCAAGATACACGTTGAAAGAGCTGGTAACTTAAAGCTAGGGTCAAGTGCCAAGAACAAAAAGGCTATATTCCGCAAGTATCTAAGAAGTGGTCTATATAAAAGAATTAGATTTTTTGATGATGATACAAATAATTTAATAAGTTTTAAATCATTACAGAAAGAATACCCACAAATAACATTCCAGGCATGGCACGTAGGGCACGATGGTTCAGTAACAAAATATTGAGGTGATGTATGATTGACAATGCTAGATTTTTGACAAAGTATGTAAGAGACAACAGAACAGCAGAGCTGTTTGAACTTGAAGATAGATCAGGTTATCTTGTGAGAATGATCCATGACAGAGTAATTAAGGAAGATAGAGTTATCAAGGGTAAATCTATTCAATATATTGTTGACACGTGTGAGAATTGGGTAGAAGGAATTATTGATCCATGGATTTAATTCCAATAGCAGTAGATGAGAATGGTATTAAAAATCATCCACTGTTTAGCCACATAGTAAGATTAGATTTTGACCTAACAGGGCTCTGTAATAGGCAGTGCTCATTCTGTCCCAGAAGCTTAGATGCTGTCCCACTATATCCCAACATCAACAAACAAATGTCCCTTGAAACAATTGAAATAGTAATAAAAGAATTACTCTCAATAGATTTCAAAGGTTGGATTGAGCTTGCCGGAAGAGGTGAGAGTACACTCCATAAAAAATTTGATACTATAGTTGATATGCTAACTGCTGCACCAAGAAAATGGAAGGTCAGACTGACCACAAATGGTTATAAACTTGATGAGTGGTGGAACTCTCCTGTTGGTCAAAAGTTAGATGAATTAATTTTAAATAGTTATGAGTCTAAAGAAGAATATGAAGAGAGGCAGCAAAAGTATGTAACTCTACCAGGTGGTGGTAAAGTTTACCATTACTATAAACAAGATGGGTTCAGTATTGATCAGATCAACAATATGCCCAGCTACAAAGAAGATGGCAAAAGCTGGAAGCATGCTTTCAATAATAGAGCTGGATATTTTAGAAATCAAGACAGAAGGAATGATATTCTTGATTATACAAACGTAGTTAAAATGCCAAATGGGCAAAGTGTCAAAATTAGTGACTCACCTTGTTGGCACCCAATGAGACAGATCTTCATTGATTTTGATGGTAACTATCAGATGTGCTGCAATGATTGGTCTAGTCAAATAAAAATTGGCAATGTGCATGAAAGATCACTAATGGATATGTTTGTGAATGATGAAAAGATTAATAGAATAAGATGGCGACTAATTAATAAAGATAGAACTCAGATTCTACCTTGTGCAATGTGTGATGACATACAGGGAGCAACAACACAGGTAGCTAAAGCCATTGAAAGGTTTAGACAAACAAAAGCATATAAAGAACATGTTATTCCTTTAGCAAGGCTTGGAAGAAGGTTTGATGAGGGATTGAAGGAGGGGAAATGATTCCCGTTGCGACTGGTCATTACCCAACGTTGACACAATTTAATACACCCTGGGATTTTTACATTCAAGATAATTTCTTACCACAAGATGTTTTTGATTTATTATTGAAACTAAAAGATATTGATGAACACTACACCTTTGTTGATAAAAGCTGTCAGCATGATATTAGAAATATTTCGTGGCCAATTAAAAAATCAATTTTATTGCATCATGATATATCAGTATCCAAACAAATTGAAGATGTTATTAGGAGTAAATTAGTAGCATTGTTGCAGCCTAATTTATATGTTAAGGCCGATCTTGTGTGTTGTGAGCCTAGATATGTGTATAATGTCCATAAAGATCATCCAGATAAATATATCAGTATAGTTGTTTTTCTATATCCCAGAAAAGGCAATGGAACAATTTTATTAGATGATAACAAGCAATTATATAATGTTGGCTGGAAAGCTAACAGAGCTTTAATTTTTGAAAATCAAAAGCATGGTGAACATTATTATGTTAATAGAACAGACCATAACAGGTACACTCTAAACATTTATATCACCAAAAATAGTTTCAACGGATTTATTGTAGATCAGTAGGTATTCACATGGCCATCCAAAAAAGTTTTTTATCACCATTAGGTTATCAATTAGCAATTCAGAAGATTCCTAATACTATCCTAAATGTAACGTCTGTAAACCTCCCTGGCATTACAGTCGAGGATGCTGAGCTACAAACACCCTTTAAGGTCATTCGTTATCCTGAAAAGGTTGTGTACAATGATTTTGTTGTAAGGTTCAAGGTAGATGAAGATCTAACTAACTATAGAGAAATATTTGATTGGATGCATCAGATTGGTCGACCAGAACAATTTAGCGCTCCCAACACAAACGCTTTGTTTCCTAATGACATCTATAGTACATATTCATCTGACGGTACACTGTTAATTTTAAATTCTGCTAATAAAAACAACATTGAGGTTAGATTTAGAGATTTGTTCCCTGTTGTCCTGAGTGATCTTGAATTTAATTCTCAAGATTCAGATTTAACTTATATTGATGCAACAGTGACCTTTAGATGCTTGCTGTTTACCCTTCACACTGTTTAGGGTATAATATACCTACTGGTATAGTAGGAACTTTATTATGAAGCTTGAAGAAATATTTGGTGAATGGGAGAAGGATAGCAAAGTTGACCGAACAGAACTCGGTGACGTTGCATTGAACATACCTAAACTTCACCACAAGTACTTTAAACTATTCTCCCACGAACGTCTACTGCTTAGAAAGCTTGAGCAAGACATGAAGAAGCTAAAGAAGCTGAAGTGGGAATATTATACAGGTGTTCTTGACCAAGAGACACTTGAGGAGATGAAGTGGGAACCGTTCCTACAAAAAATCCTGAAACAAGACGTGCCTACATATATTGATAGCGATTCAGATATTATTACTCTTAACCTTAGAATAGCTGTTCAGCAAGAAAAGATTGACGTATTGGAGTCAATCATTAAGTCAATTATGAACTTAGGGTTCCAAGTTAAGAGTGCCATTGATTGGGAAAAGTTTAAGACAGGACAATGACAGAAACACTAGTCGTCTCAAAATTTAATGATGTGTATGTGACAGTTGATTGTGACGCTAGTGTTGCGATGGAGCTGAAGGACTACTTTACTTTCAAGGTTCCTGGTTATCGTTTTATGCCTGCCTACCGCAACAAGGTATGGTCAGGCGATATACATCTATACAATCCAATGAGTAGAAGACTTTACTTTGGATTGATTCCTTATATACAAAAGTTTTGTGAGTCAAGAGACTATAAGGTAGTCTTTGATAAGAATGTCGATGGCTTTGCAGCTATTGACGAAGATTCAGTTGTTAACTTTATTCAAAGCCTCAACTTACCATTTAAGCCAAGAGGCTATCAACTAGAAGCATTCCTACATGCCATTAGAACAAAAAGAGCTCTACTAGTATCCCCTACTGCCTCTGGTAAGTCATTAATCATCTATATGATCACGAAGTGGTTCAATCAACACTTCAAGACACTAGTCATCGTTCCAACAATCTCCCTAGTTGAGCAAATGAAGGGTGACTTTGTTTCATATGGTTGTGATGAGAATGAGATTCACACAATCATGTCTGGAAGAGAGAAACAGAGCGATAAACCAATTGTTATATCAACCTGGCAATCGATCTATAAGATGCCAAGACAATGGTATGAACAATTTGATGTTATCATTGGAGATGAGGCCCACCAATATAAGGCCAAGTCGCTTACATCTATTCTGGAGAAGATGACTAAGTGTCCTATCAGATTAGGCTTTACTGGAACTCTCGATGGTACACAAACACATAAGTTGGTACTTGAAGGTTTGTTTGGAGCAGTAAAGAAAGTAACTACTACTGCTGAACTTATTGAACAGAAGCATCTTGCTGACTTTAAAATTCAGGCCATTGTACTCAAGCATACGGATGCCAACAAGAAAGAATATAGTAGAACAGAATACCATGATGAGATTGATTTCCTTGTTCGTGATGAAGCAAGGAACAATTTTATATCTCAGCTGTCTCTACACTTGAAGGGTAACACTCTTATCCTTTACCAGTTTGTTGAAAAGCATGGTAAGCCTTTACATAAAATGCTTACTGATCAAAATAAAGATAAAAGACATATCTTCTTTGTATCTGGAGAAGTTGAAGTAGAGGATAGAGAACTAGTTAGAAAGATTACAGAGCAAGAAAACAATGCTATCATTGTAGCCTCTTATGGTACGTTTTCTACTGGTATAAATATTAGAAACCTACACAATGTTGTGTTTGCTTCACCAACAAAGTCTAGAATTAGATCTCTACAATCAATAGGTAGAGCGTTAAGAAGAGGCGACAATAAAGAGCAAGCAACATTGTATGATATAGCTGATGATCTTTCTTGGAAGAAAGCTAAGAATCATACCCTAAAGCATTTTATTGAGCGAGTAGGAATTTATACTAGTGAGAAGTTCGAATACAAAATCACGAGCTATCAATTGAGGTAAGTTATGGCAGCATTCATTCTTGTCAAACTGAGCGATGATGACTCATTCATTATTGGAGAACTTCACAACGAATCGGAAGATGATGTTGTGATGAAGTATCCTGTTGTAGTTAGGTTAAAGACTACTATTAACCAAACAACAAATGTTACAACTTCTAAACTAATGCCTTTCTCAGAGAACAATATTGTAGCATTAAAGAAAAGCTCAATCATTGCCTTCTCTAAACCTAATGAACGCATCATTAGGTACTATCTGACGTTTATGGAAAGGTTCCAACAGATACTAGATGAAGATCTAGAAAAGGACATCTGTGGTCTTCAAGATGACTATAGTGATAGTCCACTTGAAGTGGAAATAGATGATGAAGAGCTAGATGGGGTTGCTGTTGTATCCTCTTCTACCCCTATTTTGCACTAATTAATATATCTGACCCCCACAAAGGTGATTATACTTAACACAGCGCAAAAAGTCAACGGGTTGAACTAACTTATTGAATGTAATATAATAACAAAATGTTGAAAAAGGATTTGTAATGACCGATATTAAAGACAAAGCTAATCACTACGTTAGTAATGATGAATTCTATAAGGCTATAGTGGAATTTAAAAAGAAGGTCCTTGCCGCCGAGGCACAGGGTCTATCAAAACCTGTAATTCCACATTACATTGGTGATTGTTTAATCAAGATTGCCAATAAGCTCTCCTATAGTCCTAACTTTATTAACTATACATTCCGCGATGAAATGATTGCGGATGGTTTGGAAAACTGTATTAACTATTTCCACAACTTTGACCCTGATAAGTCTACAAACCCTTTCTCCTACTTTACACAAATTATCTACTTTGCTTTCCTTCGCCGTATTCAGAAGGAAAAGAAGTACATGTATGTAAAGCATAAGGTTACTCAGCAGAAGATGATTAACCACGAGTTGATGAACCTTCAAGAGTTGGATGAACTTGGTGAGTTTGATATTGAGATCACTGACTATACATCGAATGACTATATGGATACGTTCATTGAACAGTTTGAGGCAAGTGCTCTAAAGAAGAAGACCGAAAGGCAAGCAAAGAAAGGCCTAGAGAAGTTAATTAAGGAAGAATAAATTATGAAGATCGCTCTGATCAATGATACTCACTTCGGTGGGCGTGGTGATAGTCCTATATTCTCTGACTTCATTGGTAGATTCTACAATGAGGTGTTCTTCCCATATCTCAAAGCCAATGACATTGATACAATCATCCATTTGGGTGATATTGTAGACCGTAGAAAGTATATCAGCTATCTCTCATTGAGAAAGTTTAGAGACCAGTTTATTAACCGTGTTGTTCATGCAAACTTTAACTTGCATGTAATTATCGGGAACCACGATACGTTCTATAAGAACACTAACGAAGTAAATTGTATGACTGAGTTGTTTGGTACTAATCCACCAAGCAATATCCAATGGTATACGGGAGCAACAGAAGTTAAGTTTGGTAGTACAGATATTCTATTTGTACCGTGGATGTGTAGTGATAACTTTGATAGCACAATTGAGAAGATTGCTGATACCGATGCCCAAGTATGCTTTGGCCATCTTGAGCTTGCTGGCTTTGAGATGCAGAAGGGTACAGTTATTGATCATGGGTATGATGCTAAGATTTTCAAGAAGTTTGATGTTGTGCTCTCCGGTCACTATCACCATAGATCAACAAAGGGTAACGTGACCTATCTTGGTTGTCCTTATGAGATTGTGTGGTCTGATTATGATGATCCTAAAGGCTTCCATGTATTTGATACAGAGACAAGAGAGATTGAGTTTGTTAAGCATGACTTGACTCTATTTGAGAAGTACCACTACGATGACCTTGATAAGGAACGTGATGATGTAGTTCTTGATGGCTACTCCTTTCTCAACGGAAAGTTTGTAAAGGTTATTGTCAAGAATAAAACAAACCCATATTGGTTTGACAGCGTTATCGATAGAATTGAGAGAGCAGGTGTTGCTGACCTTCAGGTAGTTGAGGATCATTTACATCTTGACTTAGAAGAAGATTCAAGTATAATATCCGATGCAGAGGACACTCTAACAATCATTAGAAAGTTCTCCGATCAATATATCAGCAACAAAGACAATGTGTCTAAGCTAAACAAGTTACTTGGTGACTTGTATGTTGAGGCAATGGAAATACAGACTAAGCAATGATACTATTTAAGAAAGTGAAGTGGAAGAA